AGAGGTGACAGCGGCCGTGCTCTTCCAGGTGCCGCCCAGCAGACCATTGAATACACCCGTGCTGGCAGATGTGTCCTCGCGCAGCCATTCGCCTCTCACCACTTTGTTGAAAACGGTGCCGGAGTAATTCTGAATAATGATCGACACGCAGGCCGGCTGATTGGCGATGGAATTGCTCGGAATGGGTGTGGGCCACGCCATCGAAGTGGCTGCAAACCCAGAGCTTCCTGTGGCGGTTCCGTTACCTTCGGTATACGAAAACAGCCAATCATAATGAGCCGCGGTGTCTCCGTTTAGCTGCAGCTCAAGTGTCGGATTGGTATTCACGGATGCTGCGCAGACCACTCGCAAAATAAGGTTGCGGTATGTAGTGGGAATGCCACTGAACGTGATGGTTCCGCTCGGGCTGCTCACGATTTGTTCGGCAATCTTGATCACTGCAGACCCATAGCTGGTCTGGTTTATCATGACGATGGAGTCACCTTCCGGACCCATATCGCCCTCCATTCCGGGTGGCCCGGCTGGTCCCTGCGATCCAGTAGCGCCAGCAGATCCTGCAGCACCTGTCGCGCCCACCTGGCCTGACGGGCCAGGCGGTCCAGACTCGCCTTCAAGGCCGTCATCACCAGGGAACCCGGGCGGTCCGGCCGGACCGGTTGCACCAGATGGACCAGTTGGGCCAACCATGCCAGGAGGGCCCTGATCGCCGTTCTCGCCGTCCTCGCCTGGCATTCCTGGCGGCCCCATGGCCCCAGAAGCCCCTGTGGCGCCAGCTGCGCCGGGCGGACCGGGAATGGGCTGTCCATCCTCCCCGCGCTCGCCGTCCTCCCCAGGGATGCCAGGGGGGCCTTGGACGCCCTGGAAGCCCTGCGGCCCAGTCGGACCAGTCGGTCCGCCAGGAGTGCCAGCCGGCCCAGGAGGCCCAATGGCTCCTTCTTCCCCTGGCTCACCATCTTGACCCGCCTGTCCAGGCGGACCCTGCGGACCGGTTCCGCCCACCCCTCCAACAACGATGGCCTGCACAAGGCCATCTCCAGTATCCACCAGCCACTGCACGGTATCGCTGTCGGCGAACATGCCTGCGGCCGCGATTCGCGCGCGCTGATCGAAGCCGGCTGTCGAGTACTGGTCGCCCCACCCGTAGTCCAAGAAGTCCAGGGCGGCCTGTACGTTGGTGGAGCTGTACAGAGTCAGGTTGTCGTCGAACGTCACGCCAGCTGCACTGGTGGCGCCGAACGTCGTCAGTGTTCCGCCAGACAACTCTAGGCCGGCGCCCACGATGATCTCGGTCGGGTTGCCGCTATCATCTGTGCCGAACAGCACGTCAGGATCGCCAACAGCCAGCTGACTGACCTTGATGCCACCGGGCACATAGTTCCATGTCAGCACGCCACCGGTGTTTGATGGCGCGATGGTTGCGGTGGCCTCGCTTGCTGCGGCGACCGCGGCAACCGCGGCGGCCGGGCTGAACGGTGCCGGCGCGCCTTCGATCTGGCTGTAGTTGATCTCCAAGTCTGCTTCGTACTGCTGGACGGCACCCAGCGGAACCTGGGACGGATCGATCTCACCGGTGATCTGGCTGAACGGCCATTCGGCTGTGGGGTCTGGCGGGAACGTCGCCGGCTTGCCGGTGATGTTGTCCCAGCTGACCGTGGCAACCGGCACAGTGGAGCTGGCCTTCTTGGCTGCGAACAGTTGGATCTGGTCGGTGAGCATGCGCAGCTTTTGCGCGCGCACCGGCTCAGACTCGCCTGTCTTGAACTGGATGTCAGCGAATGCGGTCATTACCGCTTCCCGTCTACTTTGATGTAGAACGTGTAGGTCCCCGCCCTCCATGCGGTCGCAACTACTGGGCTCACGCTACCGAACGTCAGGCGCACCGCCATCTGTCGGCCGCGCGCGCGGACGCCGGTGAACTCATCGCCCGGGTTGATGCCGTACGGGCCCTTGATCCAGTAGTTGGTTTCCTGCGGGCGGCGCTTCGTCTTCAGGTACATGTCGATGCGGCCCTGCAGGTACTTGTTGTCCGCGATCACCTTCCACACGTAGTACTGCTGATCGCCGCTCACCGTCTGCATGGTGCCGGTGTCGAACGCGCCCATCTCAAAGTCGCCTGACTCCAAGTATCCGACCATGGGAGAGCCTGCCGCCATGATGCCGTTCTCATGTGTGAAGAGGTCGCCACTAGAATCAATTGCGATGGGATATCCGTAGGTCAGCGTGCGTTTCAAGGCTGCCGTGCGCACCCGCTGTCCGTAGTACCAGTACTTCTGCGTCGGGTTGAAGACCACGAAGCTGTCGTTCTCGGTGCCGGTGGCGCTGGTGAAGTCCCACCACACCTCGCCGAACACGTCGTTGTAGCTGCAGAACACCTTGTCGGCTGCCGCCAGATTGATGCCGAAGCCAACACCTTCAGCCTGTGCCTCTGGGTCGAAGATCTTCGTCCACACATCAGAAAGGATTTCCTGCGGGATAGAGTCATACATCATGAACTTGTCGCGGCACATCCAATACGCCGTACCATTCACGTCGGTGCCAGCGTTTGGACCTATGATCGGATTGCTGTCGCCAACCTGGCGGATACTGTAGACGTTCTCGTCGCCCGTGGGCTGCATGATCTGCTGACCAACGTCAGTGTGGATAAGGATGCCGTTGGTAACAAAGTGTCCAGTCAGGATCTTGTTGCCGCCAGACAGCGCCTGCTCATAGACCTCATTCGAAGCCGTGGAAGTGAAGTTGGTGAAGTCCCCGTCATCCGAGGTGCGCACGTTCATCGGATCCGGCGCCAGTGTGTCGCTGGGCTGCGCGCCCAGGCAGATCAGCTGGCGGTTCTGTTGGCTGACCAGGATGCGTTGGTTGCTAGACGGCGCGGTGGGCACCAGCACGGCTGGACTCAGCGGACCCAGGCTGCGCTGCCAGAAGTACACGGGGCCGCCATTGTAGGAAGCCAGCAAGTCCTCGCCATACGGCGTCAGGCTCCAGATGCGCAGCGGCTTGACCATCGTGGATGTCAGCACCGCGATCACTGTGATATGAAAGCCTGAACCGGTTCCACCAAGGTTAGCATTGCTCGCGCTCAGCACATCGCCGACCACATATCCAGTGCCTGGCGTAGTGATGGTGACAGCCGTTACCACGCCGCCCGTGACCACGATGGTGGCGACAGCTCCGGTCCCGCTGCCACCGGTCAGCGGTACGCCGGTGTAGGTGTGAGTGCCGCCGCTGTCGTAGCCGCTGCCACCGACCAGGTTGCCCAGCGTCTGGATCTGACCGCTGCCGCGCGGTGTGCCCCAAGTCCCTGTGCCCCACGTGCTGACGCCCCAGCCGTACCAGAAGCCGGAGTCTGCGCCGCCGCTGACGATCTGGTACACCGCGTTGCCGCTGCCGCCGCCATTGGTAACCGTGGAGGTAGCCGCGATGCCGGTGTTGATCACGTAGGAGCTGTTGGAGTTGACCTGCTGGATCTGGTACTCGCCATTCAGGGTCAATCCGCCCACGGTGGCGAAGCCGTTGTAGGTGACGTAGTCGCCCGTGCTGGCGCCGTGTCCGGCATCGAACACAGTGACAAGGTCAGATCCGCTTTCGGTTGAGAACGGATTGGTCAGCCCGATCTGCCGGCGGATTGGCGTGATGTCGTACAGCGTGCCGTTGTTGATCAGGAAGAGCTTGGAATTGGTGCCGATGGCGATCCACACCTGACCATCCAGGCTGGCCCACTCGATCACGTTGCGCGCCACGCCCAGGATGTTGCCGCCACTCAACATCTCCTGCACCCAGCCACCAAGGGTCTGCGGCAGACCGTTGTGGAAGCGGATGTTGTTGCCGTCCTTCCAGCGGCCCTGCGCTCCGGCACCGCGATCCGTGGCCTCAGTGAAGAGCCCGGGCGAGAACGTCGGGAGCCGCGGGCTCGGGACTACGTCGATCTGTTTGGGCTGGGTGATTGGCATGGCGTGTACTCGACACTATTGTCGACTACGAGACATTTCCCATCACATGCGGTGCGCCAGCACCGCTCACGAAGTTGATCGTCCCGGAGTTGAGGTTGATCGCCTTGCCAGCTGCTCCAGCGTTTCCAGGCGGGGGAGCCGCCGTGCCAATCGTATGCGTAGCCGCAACGCCGTTTGTGCCACTTGCGCCCCATGTGCCCCCAGCTCCGCCAGCCGCGCCGCTGCCGCCGCCACCGCTATTGCCGCTACCGCCAGTACCAGCCGCGCCGCCTGGACCACTGCCTCCAGTGACACCACGAGCGCCGCTGGTGTCGGCGCCATAAGCGTTACCGTTGCCCTTCTGGCCGCCGATGCCGCCGCCCGCGCCGCCGCCACCACCGCCGCCGCTTCCCGAGGAGCCGGCCGCGTTGCCAGATGCGCCACCACCACCGCCGCCGCCTCCGCCGCCCCAGATGAAGCCGTTGGCGTTCGTGATGTTGAACGTGACGCCTGATCCAGGCCCCTTGATGGCCGGACCGCCTGGCTCCCCGTCCCCGCCGCCAGTCGCGTACGGCGCTGAGTTGCCAGAGCTGAGTGTGACCGCCGCGCTTGCACCACTGCCGCCCTCGCCACCGTGACCCAGGATGTATCCCAGGTTGATCAGGTTCACGGTCGAGCCGCTGGAGAAGCCGGTGAAGTCCAGGGCCGGAGTCGAAGTGCTGGTGGACGTGCAAGTAACGCCAGCCGCGATGGTGATGTTGTAGGTGCCAACCGCGGCAGGACTGCCAAGCAGCTGCCAGACATTGGTATCCACAAGGCTGCCAACAATGGTCACCGAGGTGACAGCGGCATTGCTGAAGTTGGTGTCAGCGGTGCCCAACCATTCGGACTGGCTGGCGTTGTACTTGATCTTGAAGATGTTTACGTGCCCAGCGGTTTGATCGAGCACTGGCGCTCCGCCCTGGAACGTGATGTTGCTAGGGAACGTGAAGGTGTGACTGCCGGCGCCGTCCTGGATCACCCACAGCTCTACCTCCTGACCATCTACCGGGTTGGTGATGTCAAGCGTGCGATTGCCGCTGATGGTGACCTGGAAGTTGTTGCCCTTGGTAGCGTCTAGCGTCACGGTAGCCGCATCCGCCAGCGTCACGAACGCATAAGCCTGTCCGCCTGCCCAGAACTGCTGCACCGTCACAGTGTCGGTCGGCGGATTGCTGTACTGCTGCACCAACTGCGCATAGTCAGCCGCCGGCACGCCACCTAGGCTGGTGGCATTCGTAGAGCCCTGCGCAGCCACGTAGATCACGTTGGTGCCGTCGCAATACATGGCAGTGCACGAACCCTGCTCTGTGGTCACACCAGTGGCACCGGCAGCCCCGGTGATCACCGTGATGGTGAAGTCTCCACTCGTCTGGTCTCGGATCAGATAGTCCTTCGTGCGCTGCGGAAGGATCAGCTGGATGTCTGCGCTCAATGTGCCGGTGATGTTCACGCAGCGGCAGCGCGCCTGGTCTGCCGCATACTCTGTGTCGGTCAGCGTGATATTCACATCTGTGGCAACCACGGAAGTCTGGCCAGCAATGGCGCTTTCCACGAGCTGCCAGTTGGTGTTGGTGTTGTCGCCCCAGCTGTTCTCATCCTCACCATCAGCCATAAGCTGGAGAAGCAATAGGGTCGAAGGGGAGCTGGGCATCGGCTGTGTCCTTTATGTAGATACATTGGCCGTCTAGGCGGCCTTGATTGCATCCGTGGCGAGCATTATACCAGGACCCTAGAGGGTGTTGGCTGGCCCTTCCGCATTGCTCGGGCGCTGGATATCAGCCATCTGAATGTGGTCTGTACTCAGCACTCGACGCAGCTTGCTGGTCTCGGTCTTAGCCGTCGGCAGCTGGATGTCGAACTCGCGCTTGGCTACAGCCCATCGGTCGTCGTTCTTCAAGAAGCGCTCAGCCACCATCAGACACTGCAGGAACAGGATGTCGGCGTAGTTCGTTGACAGCCAACTGGTACCAGTCGGCAGGTCGCTCGACAGCTCATCAGGGCGCTGGATGCACTGCAGGTTCATGGTGCCAGTGAAATTGGGGGTCGGTGCGATCAGCCACGTCAGCGTGTCGTTCTCGCAGTACCAGCGCGGGCTGCCCAGCACGGGATTGGTCATCGAACCGTTCACGGCACGGATCCAGTCCGGATGGGCGCGAATCAGCTGCTGCGTGACCAGGTTGTTGTTCGGATCATCGTAGTACATCTCCTCCAGGCTTATGATGCCCAGGGGCTTTTCCAGCTCATTGCTGTTGGCGGTGATGGCCGCGACGTTGTTGGCCTCGAAGATCTGCAGCCCAAACTCTCGTACCAGCTGGTCCTCGCCCTCGCTGATGATGTTGGGGAGCGCCGCAACGAACTCTGGGTCATCTGTTTCGGGCCACTGCTGCAATGCCGTTGCCAGGGTTGCGTATGTGTATTGCAAGCTCATCTGATCACCTAGCTATAGGTCGTCACCACGACGACTCCTGGACCGCCATTTCCACCGTTGCCGCTGAGGCTGTTCGGTGAGAATTCCACACCGCCAGCGCCACCAGTTGCGCCACCAGCGCCATATCCTTCTCCGGCTCCGCCATTGCCACCGCCGGACTGGAAGTCATTCGTGCCACCACCACCACCGCCGCCGCCACCGCCGACGATCTTGCCGAGCGCGGCAGCCGAACCATTCGAACCTGGGGATCCTGATGTTACACCACCGGCTCCTCCGGCTCCGCCTGTGCCGCCATTTGCGCAAGATCCGCCATTACCACCGGTGATGCCAGGGTTAGATCCACCCTGCGCACGGCCCCCTGAGCCGCCGCCGGGTCCTGCGTTAGTAGTGCTTGAGCCATTCGGTGTTGCCAGTCCGGAATTCTGAGAATGACCGCCTTCGCCACCGGTCTCCTGAGTTGCACTGCCAATCAGTCCCGTACTGCTGATAAGAGTCGTTGTGCCGCCCAATCCGCCCTGCACGCCATCAGGAGTAACCCCACCACCGTTTGCCTGAATAAATCCAGAGAAGACTGAGTTTCCTCCAGCCGTACCAAGGATTGGGCTGCCAGTATTTGGAAGAGAGATTCCGCCAATACCCTGAGAACCAACAACTACCGATACGTTGGATGGAATGGCCGACGCATGGTAGGTGGCTGCAATGTATCCGCCGCCGCCAGCACCTGGCCACCAGTTTCCATCTGCGCAGCGCGCGCCGCTTCCCCCGGCGCCAGCTCCTATTGCCACGGCGCTCACTATCTGGGCACTGGATGGCTTGGAGTAGTTTCCGTTTGCTGTGAATACCTGTGTGACGACCACGGGCGCGGTAACGGTGTTCGAAGGAACAGAGTTGGCTCCCACGAACTCAGCAACGATGTAGTACTCGTAGGTATTCAGGAAGCTGGTAGCGGTGGTGTCGATGTAGCTGCTCTGCGTGCCAGCCTGGGTCGTAAGCACCGAGAACGCGCCACCGTTTACGGATCGCGAGATGACAAAGTTCTGTACGCTGGCCGTCCAACCAGAAGGCATTTCCCATGACAGGTCAACCTGATTGGTGCTGTAGTTGTACTGGCCGGACAGTGTGGGAGGAGGCGGCTGCGTAAAGATGCTAAGCACATTCGAGTTTGGGCTCAGCCTCTTGTCAACTGCCTGTGACACGACGTAGTAAGCATAGGTATTGCCTGGAAGAACTTCATCGTCTGCATAGGTGGTTGGTGTTGCCACCGGCTGCACCTGATTGTTGGGAAATTCCAGGTCAACCTCATAAGGAACGCTGGCGATTAACACCGCCGGGCCGCCATTTACTTGCCTGTAGATGAAGTACTCGTTGATCAGGTCTGCGTCATCAAAGCTATTCGTCCACGACAAATCGATGACATTGGTGGTCGCGTAATCACCACTTAGGGTTGGGGCCAGCGGTCCTGGGTATTGATCTGGCGCCGGGATCAGCGGCGGGAAGCCCTCGGCCCGCGGCTCAGCCGGATAGCGCTGCGGCTGATCCGGGTCGTGGCAATAGCAGCACACCAAGAGGCCCTTGATGTAGTCGTCCTCGGTCAGCTCCGTGCGCAGGTATTTCCACCCGCACCTTTGACAGTAGCCGGTCTGCTGGATGTAGCCCTGGCCCTTCTTGCCCAGGTAGAGCGTCATTGGCTACCGCCATCCGCGGCGGCCGCGGGCTGAGACGCGGAATCGAGCCGGCGCCCGCTCGCGATCAGCTTCACGCGCAGCGGTGAAAGACATTGCAGCCACGTTCTCCATGTTGTTCTGCTGCACGGCTTGCGGGTTGAACTTGCGGGCCACGCGCAGCGCGACGATGTCGCAGAACGCATCCAGCCACTCGGTGCTGATCGGTAGCGTCTCTGTGATAGCGGTGATGACTTCGGGGCTGCGAATCATCCACTGCCGCATGACATCGGTGCTGTTCTCCGGCACCGGCCACAGGTACATGGTGCGCGCGCTGCCAGCGTAGGCGCCACTGGCATCCCAGAACGCTTCGCTGGTCGCGCCGGTGTCGGCCTTGTTTGGGATGTCCTCGTAGTCCCAGCGGCTGATGGCCAGCACCGGGATGTCGACTCCAGCGCGGCGCCGCGTCATCGTGAACGGATACAGATACTGAGCCGGAAACACATAGCTCGCCTGGCCCTGCACAACCGTATATTCGTAGAACGCCAGCTCGTACTGCTTGGCGCCCAAGTTGTTGAGCTGCTGCATCGCGAAGTTCGCGCTGCGCAACGCCGACTCGATCTTGTCGTAGCTGGCATTCGCCGGATCGATGAGAGCGCGCTCGAAGCACTCTCGCAGGATGTCTGCGCCGAGCGGATTCCAGCCGAACTGGCCAGAGGTGCTCATTAGGCCGTCCGAGTCGGGATCACCCGCAGCACAACCTGGGTGTTCTGACCGGCCACGACCTTGATGCGCACATACGCCCATGGGTCGGCGTTGTCGGTCGTGACGCTGTCGGTGAACGTGCCGTTGCCGTTGTTGGTCGCGGTCGCTGTGCCAACGCTCTCCACGTCATCCGGATAGTCGCCACCGTTCCAGGTGAGACCGGTGTCGTCGATGGGCGCGTAGGCCGTCTGACCGGCCGGCACGCCAGCGACCTTGCTCATGGCCATGCTGGTGTACTGGATGAACAGCTGCGTGTTGCTCAAGACAGTCTTGGACAGCACGATGATCTTGTGCTGGTAGTGCCCTCGGCGGTTCGCCAGGTTGATCCAGCGGCTGTAGCTCGATCCGTCCCAGCCAGCCTCGATGCTGGTCGCGGCGCCGCTGACGGCAATCTGGGTCACGACAGCGAACAGGCGCGCCGTGGTCACTGTGGCATTGCCGGCGGGCCCGGTGATGGTCTCGCTGATGGGCAGGCCAACGCGGTCGAAGCCGGTGACGGTCACGTTGATGCCGGCATTGGTCGTGGCGCTGGCGCTGGTGATGGCGACAGTGCGCGGCGGGTTCAGGATGGCCGCGACGTTGTTGGCGATCTGGATGCCGCCCTGGAAGTCACCACTGGCCTGCGTGCTGGGCTCGTTCGCGGTAAACGCGAGCGGACCGGTGGCGGCAGGCCACGTTGAGCCGGTGACGAGCGTCAGGTTGCCGGCAGCGCCGGGCGACTGTGAGGCCGCAATGGCGGCAAGGGATGCGGACAGAGCCGCAGCGACAGCTTGGAGAACACGCATGGGGCACCTTCTAGTCGGCACCTCTCGTCTGCGTAGGACTCACGGCACCGCTTGTTGTTGTGGCGCCAGCATACCATGAGGCGCAAATCTGCCATTTACGCTTCAGGGATTGGGCCCGGCGGGGCGTAGCTGGCCATGTCACAGCTCTTTGGACTCGCGTCCGCCAGGCCCTTTCGCGTCAGGTGGTTGATGGGCTGGACACCGCCATGTGGCAGTCTCCCATCCCCGTAATGCCTGAACACTGAGCGCGTTGCCGGCTTTAACGGCAGGTGTTTGGCTCTCGCACGCGCCAAGGCGGGAACCTGTCTTGAGTCTCACTCGACTTCGGCTGCGCACGCTCTTTAAACCAGAGAGCGCTAGGCTTTTACGGTCATGACCCGATGGTGAGCCGAATTCTGGTAGCGGGGGCGGGCTACGATCCCGCGACCTCTCGATTATGAGTCGAGCGCTCTACCTGGCTGAGCTACCCCGCATAAGACTGTTGGTGGAGGTTTTACGTCTTACCACCAAGGACGGCGGCCTCATTGCGGAGACCTCTGGGGCTATGCCCACAATCATCCTATCACGCGAGCGGGGTGCATCCATGTCAGCGCCAGGCCCGCGCCGCGGATGTGAAGGCTGCACGGCTCGCGCAGCCATGCCCAACCGGCTTCGATCCCAACCCATGCCAGCTGGACGTTATGCAAGTACCAGGATACCCACACCAGGCTGCTGCCACCGAAGCAAACGCTAATGCCCTTGATCCTGAACTTCTTCACGCTTCTCCCCCGTCGGCGTCACTCCGCCCGTGTCCAAGTAGAACTTGAAGGCTGCCACGAAGAGCCCGGTGAACAGGCCGACCATGGCGACATCCTCAGGCGTCACAGCGCGCGGCAGATGCATTGCCCATTCACCCATTTTCCACGTGATGTGCATCAACCACAATAGGACGATACGTGGAATCACACGAAAATTGTTGATGTGGGTCGCGAAGCAGTCCAGGGCTCTCATGACTGCAGCCGCTTGATGGCTGCCTCGCAGCGCGCGATGTCATCGATGATGGCCTGATCGGTGTGGCCAGCGCTGATCTTGTTCAGGCCCAGGCCGATGGCTTGCTCGACCAGTCCGGTCTTGTGCTGCAGTGCCTTGCCGCACGCAGCGCTGATGGTGATGTCTCCGTCTTCGAAGTTGAAGACGACCGCCATGAACACGTCAAAGGCGATCAGGACTCGCAGTAGGTACGACAGCATTAGCAGGCCTCTTATTCACGGGCACGTTCTTGGGCGCCTCGACGATGGGCGGGATTATAACAGGGCTCATACAGTCCCTTGCGTGCCGCCAGCCGGCGGGCTGGCGACAGTAGCTACAGCGGTACGGCTCAGCCACGCGGCGCGTCCTCGATCTGCTGGTCGGTGATCTGCCCCACGGTGCTACCGTCCTTGTCGACGATCTCGAACCAGGTGGCGTATTGATCCCCGCGGCACATCCGGTACGGGCCGTTGTCGACATGCTCGCTCTTGGAAGCCTTGAGGAACGGCTTGACCGTCTCGAACGTCAACCACAGATGATCTTCCTTGTGACTACCTTGCATTGGCTATCTCCTGCATGGCCGCCGCAAACATCCTGGCAGTCGCCAGGGCGGTGCGTTCGACGATGGCGAACCGACGTGGCGCAAGTAAGTCGATCTGCGCCAATAGGTCCAATGCGTGCGCCCTATCGTGCGTGGCGTGGTAGCGGATGGTGCGCAGCAAGGTCTTGCCCCAGTGCGCCTCCAGCATGCACAGCTCGCCCTCTGTCAGGGGGAAGCATTCGCCGATGATCTGCCAGCCAAGCAACGCGCACGGATCGATGAACTCGATGCTGTACATGACGGTGCCAATCAGGCTGGCCGCGATAAGTGGGCACTCGCCCTCGAAGTATCCGCTCTCGCGCAGGTCCTTCATCATCCAGCGGTCGTGATGCTTCTCCTCGCGCGCGTGGTTGCGGAAGTAGGCCGACAGCGTGAGCTGGTCATGATCCTTGTTGGCCGCCTTGAGCAACATCATGTGGCTGGCCTTCATGGTCCAGTAGTTGAACTGGAGGATGGGCACCAGCTGCGTACTCAGGTCGGGCCGCGGCGTATATCCGCGCAGGATGGTGCCGACCCGCTTGACTAGCTCGCGGGACTGGCTTTGCGGTCTGAACTGGCAGTCCCGAATTTGCGTCCCTTGTCCGCCGCTGCGAATTCCTTCGCTACGCTCACCGGTGGCGGCTTCTTCATCCCGCTCGGTTTCCACCCGTGCGCGATCCCCTCCATCAGTCGGTGTTGCTTCAACGACTGGCTTGGCATCTGCGCGGCTCACTGGTGTAGGTACGTCTGTTGCTGCGGGGCGCCAGACGGGCACGGCAGCTCGATCCCGAACTTACTGTCCTTGCTCAGTTGCTTGCTCAAGGCAGCCAGCACGGCTGGGTCGGGCTCCTGGGTGGCGTGGATCACGCCGTCACCTGTCACCGTCAGCAGTCCGCGCTCATCGCAGACCTAAATGATGATGCCGGCGATGACCATGTGGTCGTGGTCAGCCTGCAGTGCGGCTTCGAACTGTTGATGCCTGACCTGGGCGATATCTTCGCGGATCAGGGCGTAGGTGGGAATCAGCAGGAGCGCGATGGCCCCCAAGATCGCGAGAGTCTTGACTGGGCTGGATCGCTTTGGCTGAAACATACGCCCTCCGAAGGCTAGTAGCACTGGAACTCGTGATCACCCTTTGTGCTCACGTCTTGACCCTTCATACGCTCATTTTCGCGCGAATGGAATGCAGGTTTGGTGAACCGATGGCTCGAAGCCACATATGGGTGATCGGCGTGTGAGGCCGGGTGGCTGTCTTCGCTTTGCGAGACCGGCTGATCGATCTCCTCGAAGCCATCCGGAGTGGGGTGATTGTGGCCGGGGTTGCGCTTGCTCATGGTCGTCTCCAACTAGTGTCTATGCTCGACGGCCTGTAGGCCGCGAATCAGGTCTGGAATCTGTGTACGGGGGATCTCAGCTTGCCCGCAGCCGCCGCCATCGGCCTCACTGCTGCGCACCGTGATCATGACGCGACCATCCTCTTCCACGTTGACGCTGACGAAGGGGGGCATCCCTTGGTTCGGCGCCGTGTAGGCGAAGATGTTCAGCTTCATGATCTACCCCTTGATCACCGTGGCGGCGTTCGCCGTCAGATGTTCGTGATGTCCGTCATTGTTCTTCAAGACGGACTCCAAGTCGATGGTATTGCGGCCCGGGCTCAAGCGCGTGACCACGAAAGGCACCAGCACCGTGTCACCAACCGCAATCTCTTTTCCCTGCGAGTCGAGCATGGCTACACCCGATGCGGACGCTTCTGGTACTGCCGCGCGCTCAGCGCGAGGATCAGCACGCACAACGCGGTCTGGAGGAGCTGGTTAAGCATCGAGGAAATTCTCGTCGCCGTCTTCGCTCACGTCGGTGCCGTCCATCTGGCCGGTCGACTCTGGGGCGGACATGCCGGCGCCCTGCGATTCGTTGTGGCTGTTCGGCGGCTCGGTGCCGCCACTGAGGACCTTGCCCTGCGCCTCGCGCCGGTGCTCCTGAATGGTCTTGGCTTCCTTGCCCTGGAACTCACGGCTACCCTGACGGGCGCCGCTGTGCTCTTTGGCCAGGTGCGGGAACTGCTTGGTGGCGCGCTCGGCGGTGCCGTCGCTGTCGCCATACATGCCCACATGTCGAAGCGCGGCTCGCGCGTGCGCCTCGGTGCTGAAGCCTGACTCGCCCATGCCGGACTCGACGGCTCGATTGCGCATGTGCGCGGGATTGACTTGCTTGCTCATTACACGCCCCTGTGACTCATGCCCGGATACTTGCGTCGCACCGCCGCACGAACCTGGGCCTTCTCTTTGGCCGATCCGAATTGGCTCACGCGGGCCAGGGCATTGCGCGCATGACTCTCGTCGTGTATTGGATATGCGCGCTCCGAGGGCTCAGCAAAGTCTGAGGTCGGCAGCGCGTTCCGCTTTTTCGCGTTCAGCTTGGCCATCGTAACCACCATGGCCGGGATTCTTCTGCGGGTGGCCCAGGAGGGGCGACGACCGGTGTCCCAGCTCAGTGCAGGATAGAGGATACCACAGCGCCGATCAGGGCCCTGGCGCGGGGGTTGACTGGCTTGCGGACATCCACCGGATCGCAGTGCAGCTCACCCCTGTGATCGAACCACGTGCGCACCCATGGACCGTTCCACAGCTTATCGGCGCGCGCCGCCGAGAATGACGCAGCCAGCGCTCGGTCGTATGCAGCCTGCAGCTCAGGCGTGTCGGCTTCCTTCGGCACCACCATGTGCATGCCGTAGCGGCTGTACACGTAGAACGGCTGCGGGTGGCACAGGTATTCGGTCACCTTCGGCATATCGTCACCGGATCAGTTGCGCTCACGGCGATGCAGATGCCAAGCGCGCCCAGGCCGCATATCACGCACCACACGATGGTGAAGGCGGTCGGCCAGTCAAGTCGCTGAGCGCGGCGCCACGGCATCACGCCAGCACCAGGATGGTCAGCGTGCAGATCCACACAGTCAGATCTCTCATGGGACTATCTCGCCAAACAGACGCAGAATACGCATCCACCACGGCTTACGTGCCGGCGGCACGGCCTTCGTCTCGTAGCGTGATTCACGCGCCTGTTTCCAGTAGTGCTCTTCCTTAAACTTCAGCCGCTCGTGCTTATCAACGTCAGTGACTATGGTGTGGTCGCACCACATGCACTTGTGCTGCCCCATGAACCATGGCCTGTAGTCGTGAGCGCCAATCCTACAACGCTCTGCCGGCGTTGACGCAAAAGCCAGAGTAGGCGCGCCTTCCCATGGCGCCAGGTCCGGATATCTGCGCGGCGTTATCTCCTCGACCGTCAGTTCGCTTCGACCGTGGAAGTGGTTCTTGACAGTCATGGTGTCGGTGCTGAAGTCTCGCGGACCGAGCTCTGCATTGAGAATGTCTGCCGCCAGCTTCTCGAACAGATCATTCGCTGTCAGCTTCTCCCAGGTTGGGTACCACTGGTCGTAGGCGCCGCGGTCCAGCGTGGCCAGGTGCGGCACGCTCGTGTGGCCGGCGCCCTTAACGCACCCACAGTACACGCAGCGGTGGACCAGCTTGCGATCAGCGGCGCTCATTCTTCCAATTCCAACGACAAAAGTGGCAGCCCCAGCCGTGGTACTTGCCTTTCAGCTTCAACCTAACCATGCGCGCCCTCAGCCATGCATAGAACGCCATCTGCTCGCCCATGGGCACCGGCGGCAGCGGCGCATCGTACGGGATGCGCGCGCCCTCGCTCTTCTTCGGCGCCAATCCGAAGATGGTCATGGCTGCATATTCTGCCATTCGTACCGGCAGTTCCAGCAGTTCCAGCCGCGGCCGGAATGGAGATTGAGTGTCCGGTAGAGCAGCCAGGTGTAGAACGCGAATTGCTCACCCATTTGATGTCCTCTTGAGTGAGATGGCTAGCAGGAGCAAGAAGCTCCCGCCAAGAATGAATGCGATGCCGACCAGCGTGCCGTGGATCTCGCGCAGCAGCTCGATGATCGTCCAGGATGTGTAACCGTCCATCACGTACCCCTATGTAGACTTTCTACCATGGTGTTCCCTGATCAGTCGTGTGTCTTCGCCCGCCCGAACACAACTCCCGCCAAATCGCCGTCCATATGATCCGCCACATACTCACGGCCACTCCGGACCGCCTCGTACCTGGCTGCCGCATCATAGGCTTGAGCTACCAGCAGACAATTGTGTGCGGTATTGGCGCGCACCATTCGCGGATCAACTCCATCCATCACAGGAATACCCTCGGTGTATGCAGACATTCTGCGCAAAGTGGCGCCTAAATCGGTCGTATTTGGGCTGCCATAGTGCAGCATGACCCTCAATCCGCGGATGTCCACGGCATTGGACATATTGATCATGGCGCATTCCAGGTCGCGAGCCAGCTGCGCTAGACGCTCATCTGGCGTCAGCTTGCGTACATACGGCCCATATTCATAGGGATACCGATTGCACTCACAGCACTCGTCAGTGCAGTACTGGCCGCCACCCACAGAGATGCCCCGGTGTGGTAGCCGCCCGCTGATGTCGTTCAGGCCGCACGCATCGGTCATGGCTGCCTTCCGGATGTTCTCGCAAGTCACGCAGATGCAGTCGACCCTGTGCAGGGTGTGCCAAATGGTTGGCTTGCTCATGCTCCCACCCCTTCCAGCTCATGGATGGCGCGCTCGAATGCCCGGCGCACCGATGGGAATTTGCGGTTGCTGCGGTCGTTGAACCGCACGATTTGGACCCCACCCATGCCACGCTCCAGGGCCCGCATGGCTTCTACCCATACAGGCGAGTAGCTCTTGCCAACCGCGTTGAGCGCTCCGGCTGAGCACCAGCACACCGCGTACGGGTTGCGCTCGCTGACTATGTGGCCCTTATTGTCCACCGCGTAATGCTTCTTGACCCAGTGCTCCCCGTTGGGACCTAACTTGGCCAAGGCTGCCTTGAGTAGCTCGGAAGCTTTCATACGCCCTCGCACCAGATGACGCCCTGCTCAGTGGAAGGCAGACTCACGCCACGCATCACCAGGCGGCAGCGCATGTATGTCACCCCCTGGTCGGTGTCGCTCGTGAACTGCGGGCGCACGCGCCAAACCAGCAGCGGCTGCGCGGTGCCCTTGAGACCCACGGCAGAGTTCTTGATTAACTTGAACAGCTGCGTGAGCATCTCGACCTTGGCCACCGGATCCGGCAAGTGACTGCCGAACTTCAGGGTGCAGTAGTACCAGCGGTTGAGCTGGCGCTCGATCTCAGTGTTGACTCCGTCGAAGGTGTTCTGCTTCGGTACCTGCGTCTCGACCACGACCTCCATGTAGGCAGCCGGCACGCCGTCGATCTGCTGGATCTCTTCGATGGAGAGCGCCTTGTACAGACCATCCAGCGTGTACACGCGGTCCTTGGCCATATTCTCCAGGGATTGCGTTTCAACAAAGCCCTTGCGGCGCACCACGATTTCCACCGGCACGCCACTATAGGTAATCTCGCAGCCGCCAACATTGCCACCACCGCCAACCCACTCCAGGGCTGCAGTAAGGAATTCTCCTACCGTCGTCTGCTCACCGAGGCGTTTCTTGCCCAGCAGGATCTCCAGATCCTCGACGCTGTTGACCGGCTGTTGCCCCTCGAACATGGGCTGATCCGTCACCGGCGGATCCGAGAGGCGATCCGTCTCGCACTCGATACAGCCGGGGTCACCACAATGATTTGTCACGTTACCATCCTCCAGTCTGATTGATCACGCCCTCAATGATGATGCCCACCAGCAGGGCTGCAGAGCACACCTGAAGAAGCAGCAAAAGGTCCTCTCCAAACATGCGCCACTCGGGGCTCGGCTCGCGCTGCCTCTTCATCTGCGATACGAGACATCATAGGGACCGCCCTTGCGGATGCCACGCGGAAGCCGATTCGCGCAGTAGTCTTCCCACGCCCCCATCACGCTTGTTCCGATCCCCCCGATGCGCCCACCGGTATCAACAATCCACCAATCGTCTAACTTCCTGATGTGCGGCTTCCTCATTCACTGACCCTATAACGCGGAAAGGCCCCAATCAAGGGGCCTGGCGTGCCTATTTGCGATTCCCGAACGATTACGCTTTTGGCGCCGTATTTTGCGTCGGCGCTGGTACAGCAGCCAGGGGGGTGATGCCCAAAGCCTTCTTGACATCAGCCAGGGCGGCATTCACGTGGGCGCCGATCAGCGCGTCCAGCTGGGCGGCATCGGCTTTGGCCTTGGCTTCCACCGCGGCGGCATCAGCTTCGACCTTGGCAGCCTTGGCGGCGAGCCACGCCTTCACCTTGGCGACGGCCGTGACGATACCCACCTCGGACACCTTGAAGCCGGCAGCGCCGCTGGCGACAGCCGTGATGGTGCCAATGTGGGCGAGTGCGAACGAGAGGAGCGTTGAAAACATGACTTACTTCCCTTGGGCGAGTTTTTCGATCAGAGCTTCGGCATCCGGATGGGACTTCAGGAAGGCCAGCACGGCCGGGTCCAATTCGGATTGGGTCGCGGCAGCCTCTGTGGCAGCCGGAGGAGTCGCGGCAGCCGCTGTCGGCGTCTGCCCAGTCTGGGCTGACTCGGCGGCTTCCGTCGGTTCTGCGGGCTTCTGAGCGGCTTCAGCGGCCTTGACCTGTGCGGCTTTGGCGGCCAGAGCAGCCTTCTCAGCTTCAGTCAGCCCCGCCGGTGCCCCGGCCTGCGATTTTGCGGAGGGAGCGGCAGGCTGCGGGGTCACCGGCTTGACGTTGGGTACGCCGGTCTTGCCGCCAGCAATGGGCTTGACGCGCGCTTTGCTGTAGGCAATCTCCAGCGGAGTCTCTGGCTTGTCTACGCTCATACTTACGCCTGTGTCTGGCCGAAGCCGTCTGAGTTGTTGGGGCCGTTCTCGGCGACGTACATCATGGAGTAGATGTAGCCGGTGTTGCCAGAGCCGGTCGGGGCGGTATGCGGGGCGTAGGTGCCGCGCACGTCAGCCGTGGCGCTCGTGGCCGGGCTGGTGTTGTCGTAGAACGTGAAGGTGCCGATACTGGCCACGCCGATGTTGTAGTCCAGGACCGGGGCGACGGCATTGGCGACCACGCCAGCAGTCATGGTGTAGCGCTGCACTGTCAAAAAGCCGCCGCGCCGCGCCTTGTAGCTAAGGCCGAACGTGTTGCCCACGTCCACCGTAATGTTGCCGGTCAGCGCCGCGCTCACCGCGATCTGCGTGACGGTGTAGAACGCCTTGGTCGTGGCGACCGTGGTCTCACCGTTCAGGGTGAGCGCCTGCGTCATGGTGGCGCCGTAGAGGTCGGTACCCGTGATGGTGACCGTCTGTGTGGTGTCGCCGCCGTTGCTGGAGGCGACCGCAATGGTGCGCGGCCAGTCGACCGTCGCAACGCCCGCCGCAGCCCAGCTGCCGTTGATGGTCAGGTTGCCGGCCCCGGTCACGGCCTGCGATGCCGCAATGAACGGGGTGGCGAAGACACCGGCGGTATTGGTATGGGCGGCCACAACCGGGCTGCCGCTCGCGTTGATCAGATCCTCATACACGAGGTTCTTGGTCGGTACGCCCAGGACGGCGCGGTTGGCGGGCAGAGCGTTGCCGCTCCGGACATCGTTGGCGTTGGTGATGCGATGGGTAGTCATTGGGTCATCTCTTTATTGGTTGAGAAAGCCGGCACCGACTAGAGTGCTGGCAGACGGGTGAAGCATATCACACCCCCAAATATGTCTCGTACGGCTGGGCGGCGCGCAAGAAGGGGCGCAACTCCGCACTGAACCGCCGGAAGGCCGGTATCAGCACGGCGCGCTCAGCCATGGTCATGCCGGCAAAGTGCGCGATAAAGTCCCCCACCTTCCACGGCGAGCGGCCCCGCACGTAGGAATTCAGCAGGTTGGTGTTGGCAACCTTGAGCACGTGCGCCTCGAAGAACTCGCGGCGGTCGGCCTGCGCGCGCACCGCGGCGGCATTTGCCCACCAGGGATGATCGATATACTCGGTGCAACCCCACAGCCATTGCAGGTACTCCATGGTGCGCGGATCGTTGCGGTAGATGGCCACGCCATCGTTGAGGTTGTTCGCCCCGTCGATGGTGTAGGCGACCAGGCGGTCTGTCCCAGCCATGTGTTCGATCAACGGCTCCAGGCGAAACATCGGATTGGTCACCATTGCATCAGCATCGATCCACACCAGCCAGTCAAGGTCGAATTGCTTCGCCATCAAAGTTTGCAGCAGTGGAATGCGCCCCCAGGACACCGGGCGATCTGGAGCCATGGTCTCTGCGGTAAGGTGGCATTGATAGCCGCGAAGTGCGCAATAATCCCAGACGCTATCGATGCAGGGCTTGAGGATTCGCCGGTATTCCAGATCACCGACACACAGTGAGACGATGCCGATCATGATTGGATGCCGGCGCGTGCCGGGTCCTCAGCTTCGAGTGCGGTGGGCAGCGGCGTGTTGGGCCACACGTACTTCCAGTTGTGCATCAGCACCGGCGGTCGCGACATGGGGCGCAGATGCAGCACCTTGGGCGAGTCGATGCCCATCTGGTCGGTGAGGTTTGCGTACACGCTGTCGACCATGAAGATCTTGGCGGCGCGCTCGATGAGCAGCAGCCAGTCGAACAGGCAGTCGGTGTCGGGTCCAATGCGCACGATGGGCAGCCCCTCGGCACAGAACTCCAGAGGACCCTCTGCCACCGCCGGATCGAAGTCAGACCCCTCGGTGTGCGCGATGCAGTACGGACGGCCCGGCCACTTCATGTGGAACAGCTCGGTCTCGCGCTCCGGGAATCGGCTGATGCACTTGGGCAGGTTCCACTTCTCGCTGAACGGCACGCCGGCAATGGCGTACTTGATCTCATCGAACGCCAGCGCGCGGCCGAGCGGAAGCAGCGACTGATGGCACTGCTGGTACAGGAAGTGGTAGTGGCTGACGCCGTGCTTGCGCAGCAGATCGACGGGATCTGAAATGTAGTAGCGCTCAGATCCCTTGGGCCCGCGGTAGTCAGCATGGTCTGGCTCGACCGGCAACCACTTCACGTACGGTGCCGTGTGCTGGAAGTGCGAAATGAATCTGGCATCGATTGGGAAGTGGACTTGGTGGCCCTGGCGGGTGAACCAGTGGGCTATGGGCAGCGCGACAATGATGTCGCCCAGGCCGCGGGTGTTGATCAGACCAATTTTCACATGCTCTCCAGACGTTCTTACGAACAGGCCGCCCGTCGGCGGCCAATCTGCTGAGTCTAAGCGACCCAGTTAGCGCATGGGCGGCGTCCCGCGATGCGGCCCGGGTCTGGCGTCCGGGTCTTTCCACTTGCCGTCACAAAGACATGGGTGGAGCAGAGAAGATGGTAGCACACAAAATAAAGGCCCCGATCTGGGGCCTCGTTCGCTATTCGCGAATTGCGAAGACTACTTGCGGCGGGCGATGCGCCAGAAGATCAGCAGTGAGTACAGGATGGTCCCGATGCAGGTAGCTACCCAGACGTGGCCGAAGACGCTCACAGCTCGCGCCCGGCCAGCGCGTGGGCCGCCGCCTCGAACGCCTGGCCGCGGCTCTGGTAGCCGTGCACCGGCACTTCATCGTATGGCCGTGCCGCCAGCTGGTAGCTGGCAGAGCCGTCGCCCCCAAAGATTCGGCCGGCGACCTGGTCGAAGCCGCTCGGGTGCCGGCGCCAGATGTAGCCCTGCTTGGTGTAGAGCACCATTACTGCACCTCTGGAGTCACGTCGCGGTGCTCAATGGTCTGCTCACCGAATGGCCCCTTGCGGTTCTGGGCGAAGGTGCGGCCACTCTCGCGCACAGTGAACATGTTGACGTGCTCCACCTCGTCGCTGCGCTCCAGCATCGCGGTGTTGATGTCCAGGACCTGCGCGAAGCGCTCGGTCGAATAGATCTCTCGGAATCTGCTCATGTCATCCTCCTCAGGAATGGTTCTAGGCTACCTCGAAGAGCGGACCAGCGCAACCGCTGACCACGGTACCGTCGCTCTGGCGGATCAGACGCACCCGGCTGACGTGCGGCACGATGTCGGTGCGGCCACTGGGGAAGTTGAAGCCGCCAGGCTGGAAGCTGCGGTTCAGCTGTCGCCGGTAGTTCTCAAGCTGCGTGGTGTTCATGAAGCGGTCGCGACCGATGTCGGTGATCTGCACGTTGGCAGTCAGCGCCAGGCGGTACTTGAAGGCCTTGTTGTCGTTGCGGTTCATGTCACACCCCCTGCGGCACGGCATCAAGATCATTCGGGGGCAGCGTGTTGGCCGCCTGGCGTGTCACACCCACCCATCGCCGCGCGCTGCCGCCAGCTGCCAGCGTCGAGATGCGCACGCTGAAGAACTGGCCGTCCAGCTCGCCCTCGGTCACGTTGCACTTGCGGGCGCGCGGGTTGGCTTCGAAGAACGCCAGCGCTGCCTCGCGAGGCGTGTCGCGGTGACGTTGCGCGTAACCGGTGGCGCTGGCCATGAATGATTTCTGTTTGGCAGACGGCGGAGTCCAGACAGTAGCGCCGGTGGCTTTGTCCAGCTCCAGCTTGCCTTTCGTGAACTCGCCACGGGCGTGGCGGGCGAAGTCTCTTGCGGTAGTCATTTTCAGTCCCTCCTCAGGGTTGAGGCCTGAAAATACACCTGATACTGTAGGCTGTCAACAAGAAAAAGGCCCGGGGGTCTCCCGGGCCAGTGTCATGCCGTCATCTTGAACCTCATCGCCTCGCCGCCTTCGGGCCACTCGTACGACAGCGTCACGTCAGCGTGTACCAGCACCTCTTCTTTTTGGACACTGAAGGCGATCACGGTGAATTCCTTCTTGCCGGACCTGCCAGCGTTGCGCTTGCAGTTCTTCAGTGCGTCGGCCAGCGTGTCGGCCTTACCCCACGCGCCCTCTGTTGCTAGAAGTCAACACCCAGGTTCTGGCCTGGTTGGGCCTCAGCTGGCGCCAGGTCGCGCCCTGGTTCCAAAATGCAGAAGGCCCCCGAAGGGGCCCTCTGTCGCACTCCGCGGTGGCCTTAGATGCCGCCGGCAAAGATGCCGCGCCAGTTGCTCCAGCCCGTGCTGTAGCGCTCGCGACCCTTGTACCGCATGTTGCCGGTCTCGAAGTGACCTTCCATGCCGCGCTTGATCTTGACGCGCACCATGTGCTTGAGACCGTTCTGGCAGTCCGTACGCAGGAACCACTGCTCGGGGTCCGTCAGGTACGGGGTGGCCATGTAGCCTTCCGGGATCGAGCCGTCGTGACGCATGGCGTTCACGTCGTTGTCGCCGGTACCCGGTCGGTACGGGGAGTCCAGTAGCCGGGTCGCCACGAAGCGCAGGGCGTTCGGGATGATCAGCTTCTTGACCATGATGTTGATGAACTTGCCGCGGTCGTCCGTCCAGTTGCTGATCTGGATGATCGAGTCCTCCAGAGCATCCTCGGACAGGTCCGACGGGACCGCCAGGGTGTTGGACAGCACACCACCGCCGTACAGCGGGTGGTTCGCGTTCACCAGGGACACGCCGTCGCCGCCGACGTACGAGCTGGAGGTCGCGTTGTTGTACACGGCCGCCACGTTGACTTCCTTGGTCTCCTGGAAGCTGGCAGCCAGCGCCTTGGAGTAGCGCGCGCCCAGCGAACCATACAGACCGTCTTCCTCGGCCTCTTCGGTGATGTCGAAGGCCAGGGCGTAGGTCTTGTGGTTGTAGCGCGCAACCCATGCGTCGCTGGCGTTGTCGTAATCGACTGCTCCGCCTTCGTTCTTCACCGGGACCAGGCCGAAGTCGGTGTTGAACACCTCTTCCTCGAACGCCTTCTCGGAGTTTTCCAAGTCGACCATCTGACGCCACAGCTCGGGATACCGACGGTATTCCTTGCCGAAGACGGCATTGAGCCCCATCTGAAGCTCTTTGTAATGTGCAGCACGAGTGATTGTCATTGCTTTTCTCTCTTCTCAGACCGATCCGCTATTACGGATTCTTGTAGGTCTCGTACTTGTTGCGATGCTGGACCAGGAGGACTTCGGCAACCGCGTAGGCGCCGTACACGTTCTGCTGCCCGTTGCGTGGCTTCTTGCTCAGGCCAAGGATCTTCAGCTGGTTGGTGGCCGTGGACACCGTCGTGCCGCCCGGGCTGGTCGCGAAGGCCGTCGACTTGCCGTTGGCATCGTACGTGGTCGGGGCATCCAGCTGGGCGTAGGTGCCGACCTGTGCCGGGGTGAAGCCGGTCACGTCGAACTGCACTTCGTAGACGATGTCCGCGCTGTCGGACACCAGCACGTCATACGCGCCCTGCGCGCTGAAGGTCGTCTGCGACGCCGGCCAGTAGGGGCGGAAGAAGATGCTGCCGTCCGTCAGATTCCAGGTTGCACCCAGGAACACGCCGAGCACCGGCGTCGAATTCACGACGGAACCGGACAGGGCCGCCTTGTTGATGTTCAGGCCGGGATCGAAAGCCGCGGGACCGGTGTAGGTCGAACCGGCTGGATTCAGTATGACCAGGTCGCCGGTACCGATGGCAGTCGCATACGAGTCGGCGATGGTGTAGCCGCCAATCGAAGGGGCGTAGGGACGGCCGTCGAGATATCGAACCGGACGAAGGCCAAAGGGCGCATTCGGATTGCTCATGCTTCTTTCTCCGCCGATCTATGTCGGCTTCAGCTGCCCGTCGTTGCGCGGGCTTACTCAATCAGTGCGGCGAACTATAGCATAGGTTTAAAACACACCCCTTTTCAGGTAGTCGACCGCCTTGAGAATTCCCTCAAGGCAGTCTCCCAGCAGCGAGATTCCATGGTTGCATCTGCGGCATATCCATCCGCGAAAAGCGCCGGTCTTGTGATCATGGTCTATAACCAGCGCGTACTGCGATGGCTGCCCACATAGCTCGCACAGCTCGGGACAGGGGCGAGTGGCTTCTGGTACGCCAAGTTTCTTGCGCCACCAAAGCTTTGAACGCTCATTAGCGACGGCCCGGTCCACCACATGACGACGCGGCCGATGGGGCTCTTTGTGCCCAACCTTCAGGATGCAACGCACCTTGCTGTTGCGGCAGATGTGCTGGCATCGATTCATCAGTGATACCAGGTCCAGATCATGTGGACATCGATGGCGATGTTGATCACCACCAAAGCGATGAAACCCCACAGCAGCCCCTCGACGATGTTCAGTATCCACTTCATGGTGTGATCCTCGGAAGCCTTAGGAATGCGGTAACCGGCGCGCGGTGCCGGCGGTCCTTGCAACGACGCAGCTCCACGCTGGCACGCTCGCGATCCTCGTGAGTCAGTAGCTTATCGACGATGCCCCAGTCACTGCGGCGGATCTTGCCATCCAGGCGCAGCAACCAGCTCTTCTCGACGCTTTCGATGTTCTTGAGCACCACCTGGAGCATCGAGCGCTTGACGGTCCTGCGTCTCTTGCGCGCATATTCGATGCGCTGCCGCTGGTTGGCGTAGTAGAAGCGGGCGTCGCGCGCGACCTGGACGGCCTTGCGCTCTGCTGCGGATCGCCGGTGCTGCCCGCGATGCCCGGCAGGCAACGCGCAGACGCAACTAGCGACGCTGAAGATTCGCCCGCAGGTCTCGGATTGCACTGATGTGCGCCTTGATGACTGCTCGGACTGCCGGCTGCGAACGCAGCGGCCACCATTCAGAAACGCGCCGCTCGTGGGCACCAATCCTAGCCGGCAGATGTCGGTTGTTCAGTGCGCATGCTACGGTTTTTGATAGGTTCCTGAACATGCCGGTATTGTAGCCCCGGCTGGCGATGAAGTCTACTCTTCGGCGGGACGCGGCGTACGACGACCGCGGCTGAAGCTGTCCTTGTTGGTCTGGTAGATCGGCAGGTTCGGATCCTCGGCGGCCCGGAACTTGTTGTGTGCCGACTTGAACTGACGAGCCTGGCGCTCGCGGAAGTACTCCTGGCGCTTCTTCCACAGCTCGCGCGGCATCTTGCACAGGATCAGGCTGCCCACGGCAACCGTGTCGCCGAACTTCGTCTTGGCGGTCTCCGGCGGAATGTAATCATCCGGGACCTCGCTGATCAGGTACGGCACCCAGCCCTCGCGGAACTTTCGACTGATGTTCCTGGTGTCTTCCTTGTCGCCGATCTTGTAGCGGATCCAGCGCAGCACCATGCCGCGGGGAGCCGGGGGTGCATCAAGGGCGGTTGCCGGCACGTAGGCCACCGGGTTCTCGCGCTTGGGTTGCTGGTTGCGGCCAGCCACCTTGGCCGGCGTGTCGTGGCGGCGCTGCGGGCGCTGCGTGTCTTCCACGTTGCGGCGCTGCGGGCGTGCGGCCTGCTGAGCGCGGCGGTTCTCGTCCTCGGCGTTGCGCGCCATCTCGCGCACGGTGCGCGTGGTCAGCTCGACGTTCTCGAAGCTCTCGGGGATGTCCTGAAGGCCGTCCTCGTCTTCGTCCTCGACGCCTTCGATCCCATCAAGGGCATCGTCCTCGTTGAAGCCCGGATCGTTCAGGTCTTCGTTCTGCGGAATTACGCGGGGCATAGTCTATTTTCCTTACAGGTTCTCGCGCACAAAGGTCTTGCGGTCTTCAGGGTCGGTCGGATCAAGGCCAACTTTGCGCATGATCCCTTCCTGGCGCCGGCTCAGCACGTGTGCCTTACCCTTGCGCTGGAACGTCGCTGCAGGGCGCTGGCGATTGCCATCACGATTGGAGCCACCGTCCGCGTCCGGGCCGCTGGCGGGGTGCTGCTGGCGACGCGGGGGCGTCTTGCCGTACTCCTCCGGGTAGCGCTCTTTCACGCGCTTGTCCAGCTCGGCGAAGTAGCGGTCTGTGTTGCGGTTGTAACCCTCACCGGCAAGTGAGCGGTCAATGGCCGCCACGTAGGAACTGAACACCGGGTCGGTATTGAACCGTTGGTGCTTGCGCTTCCACTGCGCTGCCAGGCGCTGATACCGCTCGACGGGGCCCCCGGCATCGGTAGCACCCTTGGATGCCTCGGCCAGGGCCTCGGCCTTCTTGACATCGGCCTTGATGTCCGCCAGCTCTTCCGTCAGACGCGCCTGCGCATCGCTGTCGCCGGCCTCAATGGCCACCTTCAGCTTCGCACGGACATCGCTCAGTTTGGCCTCGGCGTCCTTCTTGGCCTTCTCGACATCGCCGCCTGACTTCAGCTTCTGCAGCTCGGCGCCCATCCGCTGATTGGAATTGGCCAGCTCAGCGTTCTCGTCGCGCACTTCGGCGATCTGCCGCTCGGCGCGCTTGAGCCGCTTCAGGAATGCGTCGCGGGGATTGCCCTTGGGGGCCTGACGCTGCTGACGGGATTCGCGCCGCGGTTCCGGCTCGTCGTCCTGGTCGTCATCGTCTTCGTTTTGATCTTCGTCGTGGTCTTCCAGATCGTCTTGATCTTCGTCTTCGACTTCGGAGAGGTTGCTGTCGCGGCCCTCGATCTCGTCGTCTTCGTTGTTGTCCACGTCGTTGGGGTCGACCTCGGTCATTACGACTTCAAGGTCATCATCGCGGTCGTTACCGCGGGAGGCTTGTTTTGGCATACACCAGCTCTTCTTGTGCTGTGGGCGCGTAGGAAAATTCACAACGCGAGCCGCAAGTATACCAGACATAAAAAAGGGCCCACTTGGGGCCCAGCAGGCAGTCCTCCACAGGACTGTTAGGCAGCTGTCCGATCCAGTTCGTCAGCTTCGATGTCCATCTCCGCGGCACGCGCATCATCATCGTTCTGCGCGTCGCGGCCGGCGCGATCAGCCACCGGCACGATCTCGTAGATCTCTGCGATCAGTACGCCGCCAGAAGCGTGGATGAAAGTCTCACCGCCCTCGGCGCGGCGGTGGCCGCCTTCCGTGATGGTGTCGGCGAGCAGGCGCTGCCACTCGGCGCGAGTCTGCTCGATCTGACGGTACGGCGCGTAGATGGCGCCATGGATCTTTCGGTCGTTGCGTTTGCTCATGGAACCTCCTCAGGTTGCGCTCAGTCTAGCAAAGTACTTGGAGGCTGTCAACAAGAGAAAGGGGCCCGAAGGCCCCTGTTGGTGGGTGCCGCTGTCGCGGCGGTAGGATTCTAGGCGGCCAGGAGCACGCTGTCGTCCACGTCGGCCAGGCGCATCGCCTGCTCCAGCGCGCGCTGTTTGATCATCCGACCGTTGCCGAAGGTGGCCGACATCGCGCGAGCCTTGTCGGCGCCGTCTCCGTCGGTGTCCTTCGTCGCAGCCAGGTGATCCACGAAGTGCGTGACCGCATTCAGGAGCCCGTAGGCGGTTCCGTTGGCGGTGGGGCTGTTGGCGCCAGGGCCTGACTCGAAGGCCAGCCGGAGGGCCGTCAGCTTGTTCTCAGCGATGGTGGACAGCTTCTTGTCCTCCAGGCCTAGCACGCGGGCGAAGTACTGGTCGACATTGTCCTTGGTGACCTTGTAGCCGGCCAGGGTGTTGAACACCTTGGACTGCACCGCCAGTTCCTTGCCGAAGAGCCCCATGGCTGCCGCCAGGACCTTGCCGCTGAACACAGACTGGTGCGGGACGCTGAAGAGCCGGCCGCCGCGGTTCGCCCGGGCCAGGCTGGCCACCAGCTGGTTCAGGCATAACAGGCGCTCACCGCTCACGAACCCGAAGCTGGCCAGCTTCTTGTTGTAGCCGCCGCCGATGTACAGGTAGTTGACCGTGATGTCGTCGTTGCCGACCACCATGTTGTACTCCTCGGGGAGCTGGGCGCCGAACATCACGACGCGGCCGCCACCCAGGTTCCAGCCCCGGTCGATCTGCAGACCGACTTCCTTCAGGCTAGTCAAGGCCGCCTGGGCGTAATCGAGCGGCTGAACCAGGTTGTACCGGTTCTGGCTGACCAGTGATAGGACCTTGCCGGTGTCGCTGCGCACCTGGGCGCTGGCGTTCGGCACCAGGGTCTGGGCATGGCCCATGCCGCCCACGTACAGCGGCCGCTTCTCGACCCTGTAGTCGGTCTGGATGTGCTTGAGGATCGCGCCGGCATCCCGCTGTATTTCAGCCGGTACGTCGATTGCGAACTTCGATCCCCGGTTCGCGTTTATCTCTTGTGCTAACTGACTCATGTCTCTCTCCTCGTTGATGATGGAGGTAGACTACAGGAGCACAAGGCGGCCGTCAAGTGGGAACTATCAGGCCCTCATTCGCGGCCCCGGTGGCAGTCACGACCTGGATCTTCGGCTTCATGATCACCAGGGACTTGAGGATATTGGAAGCCGCTGCGCCGCAGTTGGTGCTGGCGGCGATCAGCGCGGCCACGTCCTGTTCTTCCATCTCGCCGCCCTCGGCGCATTTGTCCAGGCGCGTGGTGCACACGTACAGCATACGGCCGGCGGTCTCAACC